ATATCGTGGCAAACACATGGCATAATTAGGATACTCAACTACCTCTTTAAGATTTTCAAGTATCACAAAATCCTTTTTATCCGCTGAGCTTATAGAACTATCCTCTTTTGCTCCCAATGCTATATCATCATAGACTATCTTTAGCCCCCCGGCATTTGACATTCTTTGGTTTCTGATAGCTGACAGCCATATGTATCTATACGGCTTGCTTGTCTGCAAAAACTCAATTTTTACAGTGTCAAAAAGCTTTACTTTAGCCGCACAAAAATAGTCAAAAGATGTCGGATTATATTCTTCTGCCTTTACAAGTGTACCATCTTTTAGCCAACTTATTTTTAGTTTCTTTACATAATCACCTGATAAAAGGTTAAATCTAAGCTGTATACCGTTGCTTGTCTTTAGCCTGTCATACCTAACAGTAATTGTTGGTACATCGGCAAAATTACAATTGTCATCTGATAAACTGCTGCTGATATACCCACTAAGCCCGTAAGGTATACTATCCGGTGCGTTCGTGTAATCTCCATTTAACTTAGAATATCGTGGCAGACAATACGCAAATCCCTGCATAGAATTCTCGGCACCAAATAAAGTATCAAGAGTAGAATATGGTTTTTGATTATTCGTCTCTGTTTGTATATCCCATCTCATTATCTTCTCCTTTGTGGCTCAATTGCTATGAAATTTATTGCCAGCCCGTCATAAGCCCATATGTTTTTTCCTTTTCTTATCCTTAGATTGTCTTCACCTTGAGTAACATATGCTGTAAAGCTTAATGTTTCATCTCCAAAAGGTAAAACAATATTATGTTTGCTATTATTTGGATTTGATATAGCTTCATAAAAATCATTGTAGGATTTCATGTCATTTTCAAAAGGTGCTACTTTCAATGTATAGTTATAAAAAGTACCTATTATATCCCTATGCATACTATAATCTGCTACTCTTCCTGAGTTTTCCGTATCAGTTACAGCAAACTTTCTTTTAAGCTCAAGTATGTTTATGTTGTATTTAATACCGTTAAGGCTAAAAATATTCTGCATTATGATCCTCCTACTACCACAAGACTAATACCTTGCCTTGTATTCTCCTTATCAAGTTCAGGTTTTAATTCTCTTACAAGACTTGACATACTCCCTTTGCAATTAAGTACAATCTGTATAGGTCTTTCTGTGTCAAGCTTATTTATTACATCATTTAATCTTTCCAATATATTTTCCGTATTATCTGTTTCACTGTATGAGAACACTTCACCTGCTCTTGGAGGGATAACTTTTCCAAGTGCAACATCAGGGAAGTAGTTTTTCGCATTTGGAATATTAAAACCTACAGGAATATTTATATTTATCTTGTCTGTTAAACCTTGTATACCTTCAAGCCATTTTTCTATAAATGTCTTCGAAGTGTCCGCTTTGTCTTGTAATCCCTCGTTAAAACCTTCTACAACAAAACCGGCTATTTTCATAAATACTCTTGAAGGGGAATGTATATCGAGTTCTGATTTAGCTTCTGCACTTAACTCTGCTGCCCATGTTCTTATTGCGTTCTTAGCAAGATGTGCAAATGTATTGATTCCTTTGGCAAAACCTTCATTTATCCTTTTTGCCATATCATAAAAACTTTTATACAAGCCTGTTTCGCCGGTAGTATTAGCATCACCCCAAAACCATTCTCGTACTCCCTTTGACCAAGTTTCCATAGGGGTCTTTACATCTTGATTGCTTGTATTTATCTTATTCTTAAATGCGTTAAGGATATTTTCAGCAAATTTAGTCCATGAAGCTTCGTTTACTCCTTTGGCATTACCTTCTCCTACAAACCACTTTCTTGTATCATCTGCCCACTTCTCAATACTTGACTTGTTTTCCTGATAACTTGAGCTTATTTTACTTCCAAAAGCTTTTATAATATCACCGGCAAATTTAGTCCATGAAGCGGCATTTATACCCTTGCTTTCTCCTGAACCCATGAACCAGTTTCTAATATTAGAAGCCCATCCTTCCATAATACCTTGAGAATTCTTTTGTTTAGCGGTTACAGACTTATTAAAACCATCCATGGTACTGTTAGCCCATTTTTCTGATTCTGTAGAATTTCCTCCTGATATACCAAGTTTACTAGAAAACCACGATACTACACCGCTCGCCCAGTCTGTTATTACTGTCTGGGCGTTACTTTTCTTATTTTTCACACCTTCATTGAAACCATCTACAGTATATCCTCCCATCTCAGACATAACTGTAGACGGACTATGAATACCTAACAGCCCTTTTATTCCATTTATGAATGGATCTGTTATATTTTCCTTTATAAAACTAATAGGGTTTGAAAACAACTCTTTTATACCTTTACAAAACCCATCCCATAAATTTTTAGATATATCCCCTAGTGTTTGCATTAAATTATTTATGCCAAATGCTTTTCCGAGACCATTAAGAAAAGGTTTTGCCATATTATCCCATATCCACTTGTATACACCTGCAATTATTTTTAAAATTCCACTAAAGATACCTTTTACGATATTTCCACCACACGCTTCTGTCTCACCTTTAAAAAAGTCTATAGATGCCCTTACTCCTTGAGCCAATAAACCACCTATAAATGCAGCAAAGCTACCCAAAGCTACACCTATAACTTCATACAATTTACTCACCATACCAGCCCAATCAATGCTTACTAAAGCTGTAGTTACGCTATCCCCAAGCTTAAACCAATCGACTTCTGCTATAAATGCAATTAAACTGTCCAATAGTCCTATGATCAAAGTTGATACTGCCGAAAATGAAGCCCAGTCGAAATTTTCTGCAAAAGAATTAATACTTTCTCCCAGCGATTCCCCAAATCCTGTCCAGTCAAAAGTTAAAGCCAAATCTTTAATAAAATTAAATGCAGTATTTAATCCTTCAGCAAGTAAAGTTCCCAGCTTAGACCATTCTATTGAGGCTATAACTAAATTTAAACTATTAGCAAGAGATTGACTTAATTCAGACCAGTTAAATGTTGTTATGAAGTTAATAAGTGTACTAAGAACTCCGTTTATTCCATCTCCTATTGAAGTAGCAAGCATTGTCCAATTTATCTCGGATATAATTCCATTTAATGCCGTAGCTAGAGCTATTCCAAGTCCTGCCCAATCAAAACCTTCAATAAAACCGAAAAGCATTGCTATCTGTGCTTGAAAATATGCACCTATAGTTCTTCCGATTAAATCCCAATCAATATTTTGTATAAGACCGTTAAGACCTGTTGCAAGAGCTGCTCCCAGTTGTAACCAGTCTATTTGAGTTAACAGCAAATACAAAGTCATTGCTATGGTGTTTATACCTGTGGCAAACATATTTCCAAGTGCATACCAGTCTATAGTAGCTACAAGAGAGTTAAAAAGCGTTGTAAATGCAGTTACTACTTCTGTTATCTTTGCTCCTATATTATCCCAACTTATAAACTTAGTAAAATCCTGTATTGCACTATTTATTGTTTCTCCTAAAAACTTTCCAAGCCCTTCCCAATCGCCGGCTTTAAATAGCTCTTTTATCTTTTTTGCAAAGTCTCCTATTCCTTTATCAATTGCAACGGTTTCAAATAAATCTTTTTTAGGCACTCCGACGCCACCGCCACCGCCGCCTGAACCGCTTTCTTTGGCTGAATCTTTTTGAAGTTGTACAAGCTCATCAAAAGGCGCAATTATTTTTTTGACTTCTTTACCTGCTTTTTTAGCAGCACCACCTGTACCCCCCAAGCTTTTTGCATAGCTATCATTAGTTTTCTTTGCTTTTATAAATGTTGCACTTCCTCCAAGAGCCGAAAAGAATTGATTTACATAACTAAGGGCAGTTGCAATCACATTTATTAATGCATTTAAAGCTGGTACTATCGCACTAAGAATGGGTGCAAAAGCAGCTGCAAAACTATTTTTAAGATATCCCATTGAGTTCATCAAACTTGATATCGATGCTTGAGTTTCTGAAGAGTACTGTGAAAGATTTTGCAATCCTTCCTTTACTCCTTGTATAACTCCCCTCATAGCCATTCTTATAAGCATAAGTTTGAACATATTGGATAATTTAAAAATACCGTTACCGGCAGTACCGGCGCTTTTATGTAATCCTTTAAGTTTTGAAGTCAGGTTTTGTATTCCGCTTCCTGCTGCCTTTGCAAGAGATGAACCTAAAGATTTTACACTTAATACTAATTTAGATACTGCATTCTTAGCAATCCCAATAGCCCCCTTAGCAATATTGCCAAACCGTAATGTTTTTTCTGCACTTCCCAGTATCTGTTTTTTGTAGTCGTTTAACCTATTATTTATATATGATATTTTTTGTGCATTTCTTTCAAATTCCGTATACCCAAAACCTAAACCGGCTGCCTTTAGATCATTTTGCCTTGCATTCAGATTTTCCAATTCCCTTGAAAGTTCAGCTATTTTAGGATTGCTAACTTTAGCATTTTCACCTATTAATTTAAGTTTTTCTGCTTCTCTGGCGGCTTCCGCTTCTTTAGTTTTCAATCCTTCCAGTTTTACCTGTTGTTCGTTAAGCTTAGATGTTAGGGTTCCTAAAGCTGCAGCTTTTTGTTGATACAGTGTTGTATCTTTTCCGCTTGTATACTTTTCTTTTTCACTAAGCCACTCTACTTCATTTTTATATGTTTCAAGCATTCGGTTAGTTTGCTCTATATCATATTGTAAACTTTTCCAAGATGATGATTGTTTACTTGTGCCGATAGCTTCCATTTTTTCTTGCCTATTTATTAAGCTCTCTAATTTCTTTTCTGCCTTATCAATAGCATCTGAATACCATTTGAAGTCCTCTGTAGGTATTTTTTCACTCCCTAATCTATTTAGTTCAGCAGTAAGGGCAGCTATTTGACTTTTTGTTTGTGATATCTGGCTTTCTAAAGTTGATATTGATGTAGACTTATTAAATGCACTCTCAATACTTCTTCCGGTATTTTCTATTGCAGCAGAACAAGCTTTTCCTGCTCTTTTTATAGAACTTACTCCTTTTTCAAATCCTTCAGTATTGATTTTTGTATCAAACTTAAGACTTCCGTCAGCTGCCATTAATTCTCCTTTCAAAAAGTAAAGGATAGGCTATTAACCTATCCTAACAACTTATTTAATCTATCTATTTCTTCTTGTTCCTCTTGTGTATACTTAGTTTTTATAACACACATATCCTTATTATTTGCATAAAACTCTTGTTCCCATTTCTCAAGTTTCTTGCCCTTAGCCCTTTTTTGCCTAATACCGAGTACAGTGGAAAAAATACCTTCTTCTATTTCCATAAAGTATCCCATAAAGGTCCACCAATGCATATAGTCTATGTGTCTGATTTCTTTTCCTGCTATCTTGTTTATTGCCGAAAATATAAGTGTTTCATCCTGTTCCCAATCAATAAGCTTTTTTGAAATACTTTTATTGCCTTCACATTTCCCACAATTAATGAACTTCTTAACTTCTATTAGAGCATATTCAAGCTCATCATTTGATATTAAATCAAGATTGGCTCGCAAAACTCTACGCATTAGAATATAGAGCTTTTCTGAATCACTTAGATCGGCATCCTCAAATGCAACTAAAGCAAGGAGTATGTTCCTGTAATCGGTTTCAATATCATACTCCTTGCCATTTATCATAATATTTGTAGGTAGTCTACCAATCATTACTCTATGTCCTTTAGATATGCCCCCATCTTCTTATCACTGTCTTTAGTATATTGATCAATAGCCGGCTGCATTATACTTATTAATCCGTCAAGAACCTCTTCAAATAGATATTTTTGCCCAACTATACAAAAAGGAGATTGACCATCGAAAATGATGTCATATACCTCAGCATTGAAAATTCCGTTGAAAATTTTCCTCATAGTTTTTGTAAGTTCTGCCACATAGGCACCTTCTTTTTCAAGCCCTGATTTTGGTGTGCCGTCAGGGTTAAGTTCTACACTTTCGTCTATCGTGTATTCCTTAAAATCTTTCTGTACATCTAATATTCTGTTAATAATTTCAGGATCTGCCGGATTAAATCTTATAACTCTGTTAGGATCATTATTAATTTTAAAACTTTCTTATCTAATTTTTTA